AAATATTCTGCACGAGCAATAGCACTACCACCAATAGGAAGATCAGTGACATTCTTATAGTCGGCAAGAACCTGCTCAGCCTTAGCAAGCCTCCAACGCATCTTAGGTGTAGTCGCACCCTGCCAAGCACCAAACTCCATACGTAGCGCAGAAGCAGTATCAAACTTTGATGATGCTTCAAGCAAAGTCTTTTCAACATTACGAATCTTTGCGGCAGTCTCATTATAACGTGCCTCAGTATAAGTAATAATGTCTGCCTTATCGTCAAGGAACTTAACTAACTCGTCATCAAAATTACTCTTAATCTGATCAGCAAGACGTGTAGCGTACAAAATCTTTTGACCAATAGAATCCGTAGTGTCAGTACCCTTCCAAAAAATGTCAGTAAAATTCTCAATAGCAGAGTTTAAGAAACCTATCTCTTTGCTAGTCAACTGAATCATCTCTTGCGTCTTGACAAGTTCCTTCAACCTCTCACCAGCAACGGTAACCAAACGTTCATTTGCGGGACGAAGAATTTTAATTTCGTCAAGTATGGTTTCCATCGCCTTAGTAGGAGTACTACCTGAAGCAAGCAACTCATCAAATCGTTTAACAGTATCAACTTGACCACCGACTATTTCGGAAAGTTTTTGCAAACGACCCTTAACAATTTTTTCTTGGAAAACACCACCAGTAAGATTCGCTTTAGCCTGCCAAACCTCAGGCCAAACTTCCTGACGTTTAACCAAAGCAGCGTTAGCCTGAATGCGCATCTTACTAATAGTTTCTAAAGCCTCATCAGTGTTAGACAACGAAACATTGAAGCGTTCAATCTCAACAGTGGATTCAAGTTTGCGTGTCTTATCCAAGAACTTCTTATCTGAAGAAACATCCCAAATGTCATTTAACATTTTTTTGCGTGCATTAATTCTACTTATATTAGTAACACGATTAAAATCGTTATTACCTTGTTTAGATAAAGAAACTAAACCTTCGGTGATGTCATCAAAAGAAGTTTCACCACTCTTAATAGCCTGCAACAAACCATGCATTTTCTGTAGGACAACTTCAGGAGCTGCCTGTTCTTGAGTGACAAACTTAAACTCCATAGCCTTACGACGAGAAGCCAAAGCCTCTCCTTGTTGACGTAGTTTAAGGATTCTATTTCTAACCTCAGGCTTAATAGGCATATTGCGCCTCAAACCCTTTACTTCTTCAATAGCACTTTCATAGTCAGCAACAAATTTCCTATTGTTAATAGCATCAAAAGTATCGCCTCGCATAGCACTACGTGCTGCTCTGTACTCAGCCTCGTACTTCTTAATCTGTCGCGGCAGACGTTCAAGAATTTCCATAGATTCAGCAGTGACAGAATCAGTAGGATCTAAACGAAGTAGTTCGTTATCAACATCAGCAATCTCTTTATCCATAGCAATGCGTTGCGACTGCCTAGCAGACGCATACGCCTTAGGATCACCAATACTATATAAAGCCTCAAACTCGTTCTTGTTTAACGTAAAGATCTGACGTTTGCCATTCTCATAATAAACAATTTGTTGTTGGAACCCATCCTCAATAGCAACAAACGGCCTAGAAGTCTTTGTTGCAGCATCAGTGTTCTCACGATAAAACTTATTTATACCCAACTTCTGAGTATTCAAAGTAGTTTTTTCTTTCTGCAAGAAATCTATTTCACCAAGTTTCTGAGCACGCGGTTTAGTATTCTGCATGTCACGTGGTGACCAGCCCATATCAGAAACTTCTTTTCTTAAAGTTCCAACACGATCATCTATCTCAGCAATTCTGACATCAATATCTTTTTTAGCAGTAGAAATATAATCAGTAACATCATCAATCTGAATGTACTGACCATTCTGTTCAACATAAACTTTCTCACCCTTATTAACAGCCTGACGTGCACGAGCATTACCAGTCACAGGAATAGAGAAAGAAACATCGCCACTAACATCATAGTTAGCAAAAACACGCAACAAACTATCAAGTTGTTCACGTTCAATAGCAGCAAAATATTCAGGAGAGTTCTGCAACTCTTCCAACTGACGATGAGCCTTACGAGCAGCAAGCAAAGCTTCCCTCTCAGGCAAGTCAACAGTCACCTTATCCAAACGACCCTTACCGACCAAACCTTCACGCTTGGCCAACAAAGCAGGTTCCGCAACGACAACTTCATCAAGTTTCTTTGAAGCACCTTCAACAGTACTGTTAATAACTTGGAACTTTCCTACGGCTTCCTCATACTGTCTAGCAAGCATATTCAAGATACCACCATACATTGAAGGCACATCTTGTCCTGGGCGTCGTCCGCCAATTACAATCTTGCTTACATCAACAAAAGGATCTTGAGCAACAGTTAGCCAAGTACGCGACTTGGATGACTGTTTGGCCGCGGTCGCAACACGTTCCTGTGAAGCCTTCAACCACGTTAACATTTCACGAACAGAAGCATCTTCGGAAAGACGACCAGTCGTAATATTTGTTTTAGTTAACTCACGAATAGCAGAACCAATTTCTTGATACGAAGCAGTCTCATTGGTAGGATCAACATGCTTTGCATACCAATCACGCCAAACTTTAACAACAGAATCTTTCTGACGTTTCAAAGTAGCGTTATCAGGCAAAGCCGACAACTCAGCCTCAAGACTAGTGCGCTCTTCCGCTGTTATAGTTTTAGAACGCAACTTAGAATTAATAACACGCTTACGCTTAGGAATACCAGTGTTACCCTCTTCGGAACCAAGACGCAAAAACAATCGCTTCATATTACTAACATCTTCACGACCATTAACTTTGCTCAACAAAGTAACCCACTCAGCCATGTCGTCGCCAGTATTCGCAGAAAGAGCATTGTCAATCAAAGTATAAAGATCAGCAGGATCTCCACCCCAACCATCAGCCTGTGCAATCAAATCATTCAAGTTAATTTCTGCGCGACGATAGACAGCCGCTTCTGCTTGGATAACTTCACCATGTTCTTTGGCGACAATATTAACAATCTTGCGGTACATGTCTTGATCAGGAACAAGACCTTCTTTGAACATTAAGTCAGCGACACGTGAGAAACGTGTTTGAACTTCAGTAGTAAACCATGCTTCAAGAGTGGCGTTAGCCAATCTTGCACGCATCTCTTCCTGACCAACTCTGATAACTTTTTGTTTAGCGGCTTGTTGCGCTGTACGAACACCTTGACGTGTACCAGTACCTGCACGAACATCAGCCTTCGCTCTAGCAACATTACTTCTACCACGTACACTGCGAGTAGAAGCATCCCAAGTAGTTTCATCGGCCATGCCCCCACCAGTGCCACCACGTTGAATACCATACTTGTCAAAAAGTTGAGTACGTAAAGATTCTATTTCACCACGCAAAGAATTATTTGGAAGTGCATCATCTCTAAAAGTTACTGCACGCGCGCGAGGTAAATTACCTCGTGGTGTAGACGCAGGAATAATTGCAGAAATACGATCACTAATATCTTTAGTAGCGTCATCAAGTTGCCTTGATGCAAGCGTCATGTTATCTAAAAGTAAACGATCAACTTCAGACCAATCAGACTCAGGAACATCTTTCAATTTCTTGCCTAGCACAGCAAGTTTTTCTTGAACAATATTTTGCACTGCACGCAAATCATTGTTCATAGAGACATAAGTTTTGGCATCAGCAGCACCAGTGAGCCACTTAACAATACGTTCATCAATCTTACGATTATTGATCATACGTGTAAGACCTGGCACAAGTTTATTCATACCAACTAAAGCAGTGACATTAGGAAGATCAATTAGGTCATCTGCGGTGACAATACGGCGAGGTGCACGAACGCCAGCGACACCACTTTCACCAGTAATATTTTCTGAAACCCATCTCTGCACATCGTCAATAGAAGCTTCACCACGATAGATGCGTCCACCATCAGTGTCACGCAACTTCAATGCGTTCATATAATCTTCCATGTTGATTGTTTTAATAACTTCATCCGTGTCAGTGACGCCAACACCCTTAATGGGTGCAACAATCTGAAACTCGCGCGTCATTGTGTCAGTACGAATTTCATCAAGTCGGTTAGCAAAGTCATTGAAAGTAATGTTTGGTTTATCAAAATCAAAATACTTAAGCAACGAGTCATACTCGGGAGTATCTAAAAATTCTTTAAGAAGATCAGTACCATAAGTAGCATTAGGATCAGGTACACCATCTTTAAACAAAGTATTCTTCAATTTGACAGCAGCAGCATATTCGTAAACGCTATCAACAACTTGGTTTTCAACTTTTGAATAGTTGTCATAAATTGTTTCCAAACGGAAACGACCAAACTTGTCTGTGTTAGATCTAGCTAACTTCATATAAAAGTTATCTACATCAGCGGCCTCAGCCAAAATGTCTTTAAGTTGATCAGCCAACCCAGCAGGCAAAGCAGTAGAACCATCATGCAAAGAAAGAATAGCCATAGCAGCAAGACGAGTTTCTTTAAGAGAAGCCTCGTCGCGCACACCACGATAAATTGCCTCGACAAGATTAGCGGAACCCATCATGTCAGCAACAGCAGTAGCAGAAATATCATCATCAGGGTTAGCCAACATCCACCAACGTTGATCAACAGCACCTAAATTACTTACATCAACCTTAGACCACTCGCCACCAGCCTCAGCATAACGCTGAGCCAACAACGACTCTTTTGCAGGAGTCATCTTATTACGAGGGCCACCAGTACTACCCCTCTGAACTTTTCCTTTAATTTCTTCCCACAACTTACCATTGACAGGAGTTGACTCAGTATCAACACCAAACACTCTCTGTCGTCGCCCACCCTGAACACGCGAATCACCAAACAAAGCCTTACGAACATTCTCAGAAAACTGTTTAGCGTTAGGAATATCCATACCATTAACAATGTCATCAAAACGATTCTGAACAACATTGCCAAACTCTATTAAACGTCCCTCAATCTTTTGAAGTTGTTCCAACTCTTTGGCTGCTTCAGCCAAACGAGGACGAACAACACCATCAATGTTCTCAAAAATCTCTGCCTGCTTCTGAGCCTCTTTAAGATCTTTAATAATACGACTGTACTGACCCTCAAGAGCATTCAACACTTCAGGACGATCACCAAGAATACGACTCAACGTCTTATCATGCAAAGTCAACTCTTCAATAAGAGCACCCAAAGTTTGCTGTGTCTGGAAAACAGATTCACGTGCACCATTAGTTCTAGTGAACAACTCGTCAAAAGAATCATTCAACTTACCCAAAGCCTTAGAAGCATTATTCATCGCCCCACGACGATCAGAAACAGCCTTCTTCAAATTCTTAGTCGCACCATCAACAGCCTCATCGTTAATGAGTAGACGTTCCTCAAGGCGTTTAAAAACACCTTTCTCAGCAAGATATTTCTTACGAGCAATCTTACCCATCTGCGCAGAATACATATCAACATAACGATCCAACACAGTAGGCAAATCTGTTTCAAAGAAATCAAAATCAATTTTACCTTCACGACGAGCAATCTTATTTAAACTAACAAGACCACCATCAATATCTTCTTGCTTTAAAATATAACCAAAGAAATCATCGCCAGCAACCATACGAGACTTGAACACACCCTCTTCTGTTAGAGGGTTATACAAAAGATTAGCCAACTTAACAGCAACAGGGTTCTCCGAGTTGGCCATAAAACGATACGCTTTTTCAGCAGGCAAGTGAGGGAAGTAATTAGTGATCCGACCAACAGGAGCATCAGGATCAACAGCCTTAGCAGCGACATCAATATTGTCATGCAACTGCTTTAAGAAACCAACAACAGGAACAGCAAGACGCTCATCAGCAGTAGCAGTACCAGCCCTAACGGCCGCGTCAGAGTTATCCAACAAAGTATAAGCAGTACCACGAGCAGACTTAAGGTCTGCCTCGTTCACGGACCCCAACAACTGTCGTTGCAAAACTTGTGCAACACGTTTCTGAGCCGCTTGTTCCGCACGTTCAGTGTTACGTGAAACAACCATATGCAAATAATCTGCACCCTCATCAGCACCAGCAGTACCACGAGCCAAAGCCTTACGAGCCGCGTTCATGTCAGTAGAATCAAACAACTCAGAAGCACGTTTAAACAAATGGTCACCTGACCAAGTTCTCATACCAACTATTCCACGTTCCAAACCTTCACCGACACGAGTAGTACCAGCAACACGGCGACCCATAAAATATAAGCCAGCACGATTGACGCCAGCCTTCGCAAGAAGGTCTGCGTCCTTGACAGCGACACGACCATAACGAGCAGCCCTAGTAACAATATCGTTAGGAGCACCAATTTCTGCTAGACGACTAGCAAAAGCCAAACGTCCTTCTTTGCCGACAATAGAAACAGATTTAGCACCCTTGACAACAGCGCCAGCCTCATCAAGAAGTTTCATGCCACCCGAAATACGGCCAGCACCCAACGTCACATAAGTTAAAGGATCAAGAAGAATATCACCAGCAAAACCAAGAATACGGTTAGCCCAAGCACTACCAGTAGCATCACCAATAACTTTACCAAAACCAAAACTAGGATCAGCGACCTGCTTAGTAAAATCATTCCACGAAGCAACAGTATTAGGATCACTATCTAAAGCATCTTTCAATTCCATTACTGTAGATGTGACAGCACGCCCAGGCAACGAAATAATTTCGCCTGCCTTTGAAACAACCTTGCCCACAGGTGACTCTAAAATGTCTGTAATAAGACCTTTCCAACCACCAACATCAGGAACAGTGTTAGCCCCGCCCATAGCGGTGTAATCCCTATTAAGCGTACTATTCATCGTCTGCTGTTTCAGAACACTTTGCAGTGTCTGAACAGAGGACGATTTGGCCTGTTGTTGGGCAGCGCGAGCGAGATCTAAACGAGGATTATAAACAGCCATTACTAATACTACTGGCTGTTACCTAAACCAAAAAGAGCCAAACGCTGATTAATCTGATCCCCAGTAGGCGTTCTACCAGCATCAATAAGGTTCTGCAACTCAGCCAATTTCTCAACATCAATCTCTCTACTCTTCGCTTCAACCTTAAAACGATCCGCAGAAAGATATTGATCCTTATTTTTATCCTTAGCTTTCTTCTCCGCTTCCCTGGACATAGCCATACCACGAAATTCAGCCATCAAATTGTTATCTTTACGTTTGCCACTAATAAGAGGTTTGCCAGCAGCAATATAGTCAGAAACCTTTACAGCACGTTCGTCGTCGTTACCCGAAAACCAGTCGTCTATTGCAGAGCCAGTACCCGAAGTACCCTTATTGACCTCATTGAGAATAAAGTTTTTGAATGCTTCTTCTTTTTCAGCAGGAGTAAAAGTTTTGTCAACATACTTCTGTTTTTCCTGATCATAAACTTTGACAGTACCAAGACCAAAACTTTTATTATAAATATCTATCATCCATGCTTCTTCAATACCAAGAATCTTAGCCAATTCCTTAGCATCTTGTTTACTCTGAGGCAACAACCTAGCAGGAATAGCATCCTGAGCAGCCTTATCTTGCTCCATCATCTTCGTATAAATAGCCTGAGTATCAACACCAGTCTGCTGTCGTTGCTTATCAGTACGCAAAGACAAACTCTGAATCATATTTTGCAACTCAGATTGCTGATCATAAATATCCTGGCTAAAAGGAGCATCATTAACAGAATACTGCTCGTAAGGTTGGCGCAACCCAGCCTTACCATAAACATTATCCTGCTCAGCCTCACGCATATCCTTCTCATACGTAATAGCAGCATTCTGTTTGTCACGAACCTCATTAAACATATTGTTAATAATATCTTCAATAGTTTTAAGATTAAGACCAGCACCAGTTGAATACTCGTCAACACCCAAAGTCTCAGCAACAACACTAATAGCGTTTTGACGATCAATAGTTCCATCAGAAATCTGTTGAGCAACCTGATTCCAAATAGGAGTAGAACTATTCAACGCGCCAGTTAACTCAGGAGTAGCGAACTCAAAAGGAGCAGGAACTAAACCAACAGGATCAAACATTCCATAAGCCGCAGAAAACTGCGGATTAAAAACAGACGACATAATATCCTGCGTATAATTCAACTGCGACGAAGATGAAGGTGGATTATCACCCGAACTATCCTGCAAATATTGAATCAAAGCCAAAGGATCATTAATTTTAGGTTGTACCATCACTGACCTCCAAGAAGAGCCATAATCTTAGATATATCAACACCCTGGCCAGCAAGACCCAACAACTGTTGCATCAAAATATCCTGACGATTCTGAGTATTAGAAGTCTGAGTCAAATTACCTTGCAACTGACCAAGACCAAGTTGATTCAAAAAATCACCTAAACTATTTTGATTCAAAATACCTGACTGCAACTTGGACTGACCCAACTGTTGCATAGCCTGAGCAAACTGAGCCTGCTGAGCCTGCTGAGCCAACTGAGACTGCTGTAAAGCCTGCAAACCAGCCGCACGCTGATTAGCAGACAAATCCTGCTGAGCACCAGCACGAGCCACACTCACATCACCAATACGAGACTGCTGAGCCGCCTGATTTGAAGCACCTAACAACTGAGCAAGATTACTGAATCCCCCACCTGTCGTCGCATTCTGAGACTGCAACATCTGCTGCAAAGCATCAATACCACCCTGAGGAGCACCAACAGCCTGACTATAACCAGCCATAGGATCAGACACAGCACCAATATTAGCCATCTGCAAACCAGCATAAGGATTACTTTGACCACCAAGCGCCGCTAAAGCGCGCTGGGTGCTCTCATCAATAGTTGCACGACCAGCATCAGATTGCGTAGTGATTTCGCCAGCAGTTTGGTTATACATGTTTTGCAACATTGCTAACGCATCTGCGTTTAAACCACCGAGTTGTGTTTCAACACCACCATAAAACAAATCAATAGCATCTTGCTGTGCTTTAGAACGAGCCTGCGCATCAGTAGACAACTGCCCATATCCTGCATTAATAGCAGGGTTAACAGCAGAGTTATTTAAATTTGTTGCATACTGCGTAAGCGCCGACATGAGAGGAGCGTTTTGTGTAGTCATAGTTCCACCGCCACGTGAACTAGTTTTAGTAGGAGGATCAACTTTGTCTACATCAGGAAAAGCACGCTTCCTAACCCAATTCGCTAAATCATTACCAGCAAGAGGGCGCCCATCAACTATAATCTTTTTGCCTTCTTCAACAAAAGAAGCAAAAGCAGGATTTTTCATCCACGACAAATCATGAGCGGCACGCTGTGGAGTCGCAATGTTTTGAACATCAGCACTAAAATCAGGGTACACACTACCACCACTTGGACCATCATATTTAGAAACAGTCGCTGGTTTACCAACAGTTCTTTTACGTTCCATTGCATTAGCATTAGGCATAACTCACGCTCCTAAAAATGGGCGCAAGCCCTGTAAAGAAGCAGCAGTGTCAAGAATGTCACGCTGCTTCGCCAACTCTATATCACCCAAAGTACTCTCATACCCAGCCTGAGACTGAGCATCCTGCAAATCATACTCAGCCAACTGCTGACGCAAAGCGTCCAACTGATCATTACGCTGATTCATCCAATTCTGCGAATAGTCAGAAGCAGCACCTTTAAAAATACCGCTATTACGTAAACCACGCTTAGCATACCCAGCACCAAAACCCTCAAGCCCTTTAGCCGCAGTCTTGTCAGTAGTCATAAGATCACGAGAACCACGTTGCTGCGACAAAAGACGACTGAACGCATTCATCGCCAAAGAAGCGTCACGCTGTTTAGTCGCGCCACGCTTTTGAGGTTCGTAATTTAAACCTATATCAGTGTAAGCCATTACTAATCACCCTTTTCGTTACCCTCACCCTTATCCACAGAAGCAATAAAAGCCTCTAGCAAGGCAACCTTCTGAGCATAATCTGCCACTTGTCGTAGCAAAGACTCGATAACTTTATTTGCATCTACCTGCTCGTTCATGCTGTCTCCAACTCTTCCACTCGTTTACGAAGATCTTGTATACCCAAAGTTAACAAACTTAACCAAGAGTTTTGGTTGATACCGCTAGGGGCAGTTGGCACGATGTTTCCTTCTTCATCACAGTCCATACCCCTGATCGACAAGAACGGAGAAACTTCATCCATATCTTCTGCCATCGGTCCAATCTCAGGAAAGCCTGTTGCACCTTTTCTGTTCCACAAACTGATGTCAATATTATCAATCATGCTTGGCGTAACAATGCCGTTCAGCGGTTGGAAGTTTTCTTTGTCATCGCGTGTTGAAGTGTTCCTATATAGAACATAAATACCCAAAACACTTACCCATTGAGCAGCGTTACCCGTGCCTGTTGTTGGGTTTTGAGCAGCAAAGTTTGAACCTGATGCAGAAACAAAAATGTTGCTACTAACTGAAAGACCGCCATTGGTTATAATCCCGTAAGTTGTAGTACCAACACCAAACCGAACATCTTGAGCGCCAGCACCATCACCAAACTGGATGAAGCCCATGCGTGTTGAGTCAACTTTGCGACCCATACGCCAAATAGCGGTAGTCCAATCTGAACCGTTGCCGTTTCGTATTAAGCGAGTATCAAGTCTGTCGCCGTTAGTTGTTGTCGCATTGGGGTCTAAGAAAACGATTTCGTTTCCTGCCGTTGTGCCTAATGCGCCACGAGTCATTGTTACTTGACCCGTTGTGGTCAAAGAAGTCAAAGTACCGACAGAAGTCAACGATGAAGTAACAATGCTAGAAGGCAAAGTTGTGCCAGTAAGTAATGACACAGGGATAGAACCAGCACTCAAAGTTCCTACACCAGTAATTCCCGTGTACGAACCACTAATACGTGCAGAGGCAATAGTGTCAGTCAACAATGTTGCTGGAATAGAACCCGAACTTAACGTGCCAACACCAGTAATACCCGTATATGAACCACTAATACGAGGAGGGGCAACAGTACCACTAGACAAGTTTGTTGCATTCAATGAAGTCAAGTTTGCACCTGATACCGCACCAAACGAACCTGACCACGTACCAGTTGTAATAGTACCAACACTCGTAATGGAAGTCTGCGGAGTATTAATCCACAAGTTAGAACCATTACGCATTAAAATATTACCCGTAGCAGGCGACGTGATCTGAACATCATGAATTTCGTTTAACTCATAACCATTCTGACAACGGACATAAATAATGCCGTTGCCAGCATTAGCACGAACAACAACACCAACATAAACAAGATGGTTAGGAGCATAAGGTTTAGTCGTCGTCATCGTGCCAGCAGTAGCACCTAAATAAAGAGTATCCCCAGCAGTAAACGCAGAAGTATTAACCTTCTCTAAATAACCCAACGTAGTAACAAGACCATCACCATGAGCAGGAATTAACTCTGCGACGACACCAAGGGTCTTAGCACTCGTAGCATCACTCGTGTTAATCGCACGTTTGACAGTAGCCCTATTGCCCTGTTGAGCATCCAAATACACAACAGTTCCAATAGTCAATGTCGTTGCTTCACCATTGCGTACAAACGTCTGTGACGATTCTGCACTCTCACTTTCAAGAGTGTTTTGGTATTCCTTAAGATACTCTGTTAAAGATCCAAAGATCTTTTGCAGAGGTCTACTATTGTCACCACGAATGGATGCAATATCAGGCGCAGTCCACTTAGTCATAGTTTAATAATGTAGTTCACCACAATATAAGGAGCAAGATTACTAAACGCAGTACCGCTACCTTCAAGGGCAGTAGAACCACTCATCGTGTGCGTGTGTCCACCACCAGCAGTAATTGAACCAGTAAATGAGTGTACCATCGCAGCAAAACCTGATTCACTACCTGATGTAAATGAAGCAATATCTACCGTACCACTTGCCGTGTGAGTATGTTCGTTTTCAAACGAAACAGCCATACCTTCGTTAGTATTTGAATATCCCAATCCTGCTGTTCCTGCCAAAAGACCATTCATAGTGGTGGGTTGAACACCAGTAGCATAACCACCTGATACTTGTGCAGTAAGTCTAGTAACACGATCAACAGTGTTGTTATCTACAGTTACTGAAACTGCCGTACTTGGCGGGTCAACCGTATGAGTGTGACTAGAACTATGGTTTGCAATAGCAAGAGTATGAGTATGAACATGGTCAGCAATAGTGTTAGGCAAAATAGTTCCAACACCGTGTTGATGAGAAGGCAAGTTAGCCGTAATTAACGTACTTGTCTTAGAACCACCAGTCTCAGCCAACGCATCAAACTCAGTCTGAGTAGAATCCTTACCAACAGGAATACGACCCTGTAAGTTAGGAACATTATAAGTAGTTGTACCATCACCAGTACCGTACGTAATGCCAATGGTAGAAAACAAACGACTATACAAAGGATTAGTGCGACTAACAGCCTGACCCTGACACAACAACCAACCTGTCGGCGCAGAAGAACCACCATACTGAGTGATCACACCAGCAGGCAAAAAGTTATCAACATACGCTTTACGTACAGCCTGATTATCGGTCGTAGGATCAGTAGCGGGCAAACTAGGAATAGCCGTGAACGCAATACTTGCGTCACGCTGAACAACCTCAGTGTTTACAAAGTTAACAACACTAGTAAAGTTAGAGTTAACCTGAGTACCATCAGCATTAGTACCATTAGCGAACGTATAAGTAACAGCAGCAGTAGCCATCAGGCACGCACCTTCCTTGGATTATATTTGTAGGTAATCGAGTTAACACCCCAAGGTTTCCCACCCTCACCTTGAATTCTTAATTGCACACTACGAGCAAGTCCTAAAGACTTGCCGACAGTAAAGACAGCACCAGTAGCACTAGAACCCCAGTTGGCTTCATTCCAACCATCAATGTCGTCATCCTCAGTACCAAGAGGATTCCAAATAAGAGAAGTACCCGAAGCATCCAACGACACAACATACGTCTTAGCCACAATAGACTCTTCCCAATCATGATAAACACTCAAAGTCAAATCAGTAGCAACACTCGTCTGCTTCACAACAAAATCAGGACGTCTCCACATTTTACGATTAGAAACATTATTAGCATCCTGCCACCCAGTCGTATAATACGAACTAAAATTAGTAGTACCTGTACCAACATCGTCCTGGTACACACTCAACTGATCAACTTTCAACACATAAGCGTTAGAAGGATGACAAACCAAATTGTAAGTCGTGCCAGTTGACGTAACAAAATTGCAGCCACTACCAACACCTTTTAAATCAGAAGTCTGATATTTAGTCCAAGCACCATTCTGCTTCAACGTAGGATCATAAACATATGAAGCAGTAGCTTTAGTATCAGAACCCAAAGGCAACGAAAGCCAAATCTTTTGATTCACACTAGAAACACGAATCTCATCCTGAGCAATATTATTAACCCCACCCGACTGCACCAAAGGACGAATATTCGCAAACAAATCCATAAATTGCTGACCATCAAACTTGAACAGTCCATCAGGCCAAGAGAAAAAATATACTGCAGTTTCAGTAGCAACAACACTCAAAGGATTAACAGCACCAACTTCACCAGTCAAATTAACAACCTGGAACGTGTCAGTTGAATAACCCATAATACTGAACACGGCACGCTTCTTAAAAACAAGAAGGTTGCCGTTAAAAGGAATGATCGCAGTAATACCCGAACCACCCTCAACAATATCAATGTAATCATTAGTAGCCCAAGACTCACGATTAATAGGATGAGAAAACCGAACACGGTTAGGGTAATCAGTAGAACCCTCAGTCACATGCGCACACCACAAACGATCAACATGCGACGTAATATAACGACACTTGGGAGCAAAACCAGTAACAGGAGCAGAATAATCATCCGCATAAGCAGTGCTAGCATCAGTCAACGCAGTAGCAGTAGTACCATCCCATTTATAACTAGCACCACCAGTACCAATATAAACAAAACTTTGATCACTGGCAGACCAAGCAGTAAACGACGCACCAAAAGGTGCAGTCGTAGTAATACCAGCAATGGCAGTAAACGCTGTTGTCGTAGCATCATAAACAGCACTATTAGCAGACAACAATAAACGTGGCGTAGTGTTATCCCAAGCGTACAACGCTTTGGGAGTAAACGAACCATTCGAGATAGACCCAATAGCAGACGTATTCAACTTCGTCATACCACCACGCATAGTCAAACCACCACGTGGATCAATATCCACGTTAAGTAGATCGGGTGATTCAGTACGACCTAACTGGAAAGGATCAGCGCGAAGGTTAAGACCACCAGTAAAATCGTCTGTACGAAGCAACGACAAACGGCTCATTGACCAAGAGTCCTACCAAGTGATTGTAGCCACCAGCGACGAGAGTTATGTGGAGCACCATCAGAAACAGCAAGAGGTCGTTGCGACGAAGGACGCATAAGATCTTGTGCTGTTAATCGTACCGCTTCGTCAAATGATTTACGATAGAAGGAGGCGAGTTCAATGTCCTCTTGCAACTGGTACACTTGCGCCACCCCATAGTACACAAGACACTGATGTAAGCGTTCGTCTGCGTCAACTTCCGTGGAATCTGAAGCAGACCAATCGTCAGGCTTACGATATCCACGAATAGTAAGCGGATACGTTGTATCAGGCTTGGGCCACAAATGCACTTGGTCTTGCCACAACGTAAAATACAATGGCCGTTGAACTTGGTCATAAGATCCGACCCAAACCGCTTCAGCATCATCATAACTAATATACTCCAAACGATTACCAACAGTAGAGGTATCAACAATAGAAGTGATCTCACGCAAGTTGCCATCACCAATAGCGTTAATAGCGTACGAACGTTGACCAGGGATAGTGGTCATGGTGAACGTTTTTTGATAGAACGGCCAACGCCGTTCCAAAGCAATAATACGATCAAAACCATCTTTAATATACATTGTTAAAAGAGTGTCAGAAACATCCTGTTGATCAAGATCAACTATCTCACGAATCTTAGAACGGATCTCAGCTAGGTTCATTAGCTTTCTCCTTCTCTTTTTGTCGTAGATGACCTATACAGTAATCAGTTCCTTTGGCACGTGCGCCTTGACATGTTTCTTCGTTAGCCATGCAGCGTGTATGACCCAAATAGGGCATACCGCCTGCAGGCGCGGGAGCAGCGTCTGCTGTAGCAAAAGGACGTGAGCCTATGTTTGCAGAGACTCCGTAGTATGAATATATAGGTGTTCCAGCCATCATTAGTAGGCTGAATCGTTACCTACTTGTTGTAAGGCAATGCTTTATAAACCCCACCAGTACGAGACTTTGGCTTTTCATTGTAAGGCAATGTTTTATAAACTCCACCAGTACCAGGACGTTTTCCTTTACCAACAGTACCAATACCTTTTCGTGTACCAGCAACACCAGTTTTTGAACCAACCTTTGCGCGACCAGGAGCAACACCAATTTTTGAACCGACCTTTGGACCAGTCTTTGCACCAGTCTTTGCACCAGGCACTTTACTGGCATACGCTAACTTAGCTTCGATATTGCCACTAGAGTTACGAGGTGTAGCAGTACCTGAATTTTTTGATTTAGTAAAACTGTTCCTCAATTTAAGAACATCATCTTTGGCAGCCATCATATCTCCTAATAAATAGATTCTTATAACACAGATTAAACGTTACCTAACGCTTTTTGGGACGAGGAGTAGCAGTCTTTTTTGCAGCAGCCTTCTTAACAACTCTTGGTTTTACGATTGCATCAGAAGTATTGAACTTGCGACCCGATGAACCCCACTCGCTAGAACCATCGCCATAGTGATATTGGGCAAAACCGCTATCAGTTCTTTTTTCAGAAATACGCTTTCCACTATTAACTTTTTTAGTAGAAGAACCAGTCACATGATACTGATAATCGGGACTAGTTCCCTTATTGCGAGCAGCAACACCATATTTTTCTACACCAGCAGTACTACGACGAGTCTTAGAGTCGGCAGTACCAGCAGTACGCTTCACTTTAGCCTTATTAACTGCATCAGCAGTTTTTTTGCTGCTTTCACGAGTGTCAACAGAAGGATTGGATTTGACATACTTCTTCATTGCCATAATAACTCCCTAAAATAGATTCCTATAACATGAATTAAGCGTTACTTATATAACAAAAAACCCACCCCGAAGGGTGGGTTCTCTGCATTCCTTGTCGGAAAAACTCAAGCAGTCTTAGCCGTAAGCTTACCCTGCTTTTCGCGGTTACGAATCGTAAGGTTACCGTAGCACAAGATGAGCGCATAGCGAGCATCCATGTTCTCAGGACGAAGGAATTCGGTATTAGCGAACCACTTGTCTGAGTGACCTACAAGGCTGATGTACTTGCTGTTCAGGAAGTACATAACACCCGAAGTGCAATGAACGTCATAAGCAACAGGAGCAGCCTTGAACAACAAGTTTTGGAAGCCTGCATCAGCAGTCTTAGTGTCGGTGTAGCGAAGTTGCGGTTGAAGCAACGACTCATACTTTTCAAACAATGTCTGAGTGGTAAGAACCATGTCAGGATGATCGTTACCAACACTAACAGTGTTATAGGCAGTCGTCATCTGAGCAAGTGTCAAAGCACCAGCAGTGTTTTCTTCGTATGAACGCCACCAGTCATTACCCTGACCTGAAGCCGAGTTAATGCCACCAACAGTGTTGCCTGATTCAACCAAGTTACCAAGGCCGTTCCAAGACTTACCGCTGTCAGCGCCAGCAGCACCAAGAGTGTCAGTTCCGTTACCGAAGAACATGCGGTTGAAGCCTTCCTTCATTGATTCTTCAGCCTGCATAATCTTGGCTTCAAGAAGGTTAAGGATAGCCTGCTCACCATTGTTCTTGGCTTCTTCAATACCGCTGATAGCGATAGAAACAGCGTACTGCTTCCAATCGTATTCAGCAGCCGACATTCCTTCTTGAGGAGTCAAAGCCAATGTGTCGTAGCCACTGTAAGGTGCAACAGTAGATGATTCACCATAAATCAATGGTTCAACAATCTTAGTTCCACCATTCAACATGCGGATACGGCCTTTGTCCATCAAATGATAGGTCAAAGGACGTGCAGTGAACACGTTGTCAGTGAGGGTCTTGCGATAGTTCGCAATCGTTGTGGATAGAAGTGCGTCAAAGTTAGCGTTACCAGCCATGATAGTTCCTTTATAGGGTTAGGAGACGCCGTGGGTTCTCTTTGCAGAGTTCCAGGCATCAGAAATTGAACGGACAGTGCCGACTGCATCCTTGCCAGCCTTAGCAGACGATGCACCTGAAACGACAGACGCATTACGTTTACTTTCAACAGCCTTAGTATCACGAGAAGGTTCTGCCTTCTTTGTTCTAACGCGGTCAAAAGCTACCTGCTTAAAGACAGCTTCAAGGTTAGTGTTGCCTTGCGCGAGCGCGGCAGCCACCACTTCTTGAGGGTTGAAATCTTCACCATAAGTGTTTTTCAGTCGCTGGATTTCCTCTTCAAGCCTCTGTTGTGCTTGCATCTGCTCAAACGCGCTAACGCGTTTATCAATTTCTTGCAGACGCTTATCCACTGGGTCGTCTTGCTGGAATTCATCCATGAAATAGTCATCATCAACCATACGCTGTGCCTCTTTACGAGTCACACCATAATGGCTAGTTAACAAATCAATAGTTCCAGCAGGATCGTTTTCCAATGCCTGCCTAATGGCAGAAGCCCATTGAAGTTCCTGCTTCTGTGATGCTAGTTCTTGAGTCTTACGAGTATAATCCGCTTGACGTGAATAACCAGCAATTGCTTCCGAAAGAGGTACACGAACATCTTCTCCATCAACTTTAACAGTGATATAATGATCGCTGTATTCGTCAATGTCTAAAAGTGGTGCATCAAATTCTTCTGCTTCACCCATCCCTTCAACTTGTCCATCATCAATGGGGTCGAATTCTGAGTCATTTGTAAAAGTGTCAGACACTTTGTTTCTCCTTTAGAGTCCACATGGTTGCTCTACATATAGGAATAGTGCGTTACATTAAGTATTAGGTAATTGCATACCCAAACGCTGCGACAAAGCCGCGAGCACCGCAGGATCAACACCTGACAACGCCTCAGGACCTTGAGGCATCGGCCCCATAGCACCAAGATTAGTAGGAGGCATACCCATTCCTTCAGGAGGCATAGGTGCGCCACCAGGAGGCAACATACCCATTTCTTCGGGAGGCATAGGAGCACCCTCAGGTGGCATACCACTTTCTTCGGGTGGAGGACCCATAGGTAATGGTGCTTCTTGAATAAACTGATCAGGGTTCTTGATACCAAAACCAAACTGCAGAACATGTCCAGCCAACGCTGGCATGTTCACAATACCCATACCAGCAAACGGGGCCATAGCATCCACAAGTTGCAAAGCCATCTGTCGTCGGAACGACTCATTGCTAGGTGCAGTAGAGCCTGCCTCAACTTCAAAGTCAAACTCGCCAGCAATATAGTCGGAATCAAAAGTAACCCACAAAGGCTCACCATCTTTACCAACAATACGAGCAACCTGCTCACCAGTCATAAACTGTTGAGCCAAACCAACAAGACGCAAAGCAACTTCAGCAATAGCACCTTCAATGGTAGCTAACTTGTCAGCAGCACGAGCGTTAGCCGCGTCCTGCACAATAGCCGCTTCTGTTGCTGTACGACGAATCTCAGGAACACCACCACGCTGATACTCGGATACACCCGAAACAGTCTGAATGTCACCTTCAATAATGTCTGACTGACGATAAAACTCGGGAGGAGTCATAACAGCAGGAAAAGGAGCAACAACGTTAGCGAGGTTTTCGTCACCCGAAACTGGAACCATTACGTTGTCGTAATCTGATTCCAAAGCGTCACGACCATCAGCATCAAATGCTGATTCCTTGTATAGATATTTACGTGAGTACCGTTTACGGTGATTCATCATCTGAGTACGAGTCGCGTTCAACTCACGTTGAAGCGGCTCAATAGCCTCAAGATCACCCATAGGATAGAAGTAGTCGGGAATATCGTAGTTGCGGATCATTACAAAAGGATGACCAAAAGTATAGGGCATATCCATAGGCTTAACCAAATACTGGTCACCACCATCACAGAATACACACATAGTCTTTTTAACTATGTCGTAGTATTCCCAAACTTCAACATATCCTTCTTCGGTATCTTGAATTTTACGCTTGCCTGGATCTTCGTTGTAACGACCCCACGAAGTAGCATTGATGCTCTCGCGCGCGGCGCGTGAGTATCGCTTATCTGACTTAACTTCAGTCAATGTACGACGAATACGTTGAGCGATCCAACGAGCGTCCTGCATAGAAGTAGCATCAGGATCAACAAACACATCAAATGGTGACACACGCTCAACAAAAGGACGATCTTCCGTAACAATAATAGTAGGCGTAATTTCGTTGCCTTCTACTTGCGAATCAGAATTATCTCCTTCTTCAGAAATCTGATCTTCTTCCACATAACGATAACCACACTTAAGCCAGCCATGACCAACAATAAGAAAATCTTTTACAGCCCTACGGAACTCAGGACGAATCTTATAGTGCTTCCACCAGTAGTTAATGACAGCCTCAGTAATAATAGCCTTAGGCGAGTCCTCGGGACGACGAGCATTAACAGCAATCTTAGGATAGTTAACAGCAACGCTAGGAGCAATAACGTTTACAGTAGAAAACGAAATATTGACAAGCAAACGATCCTCAGGAGAAATGTCCTCATACTGCTTGCCTCGATACAAGTCAATTAGGCGACGCCAAAGATCATCATAATCTTCCTCACGACGCCACCGTTTTGTCGTAGCGATCTTTTGCTTATATTTGCTAAGAGTTTCTGAATGCGTTTGACGCGCCATTATTATTCACCATCAATGCTATTAATGTACTCTTCAGAAGCACGATAAACAAAGTTAATGAGTGCGCCAAAACCAGTCCACAAAGCGGTTTTCCAAATTTCTAAACCGCCCACAGCACCACCTACAAGAATACCTGTTGATGCAAAAATAAATGTTGCGATTGCTTTCTTGGCTGATTCTGAATATTTCATAATCCCTCTTTCAAGTGGTATTCAACATGATCGTCCAAACGATCATCTATGTGGTCAACTTTTTCTTCAATACGGCGAAGAACTTTATAGTTCTCACCGTGTTCTTTAGTATTACGAGCGTCATATCTTTTTAAAGCCAACATTAAAGGACCACCAATAAGTGCGACGACAATGGGGGTGATCCAATACATGTCAGATCCAACGAGTCCCAACGGGTTCGGCTTTAATGCCAGCAGCAGTGGCTTGCCTCATCTGTTCATCTTGACGCTGTTTGATGGTCGGGCCATGAAAGTCCTCTTTACCATGTGCAAATCCTAGACGGATGCCTTTTATGTGGCATGCGAAACATACCGCACCTCTACGCGGAAGTACGTCAAAGGAGAACAATTTTGAACACTCTGTGCAGTTAATAGATCCCATCACATTAAGAATGTTTCGTTACCTGTTGTTTCTAGTGTTATATGCGCCGATAGGTATCGTTCCTGTACCATGATCTTCACTCATAACAAATCGTTCAAACCAATGCAAACTATATTTAGGTATAGGGGCTTCGGCGCGATATTCGGGCAACCACACATATTTCAACATTTGATATGTGATAGCCAAGGACATTACACGGTCGTCATGGGGTGAACCATGCATTTTACCATTGGGGTCACGGACGAATGTTCTTAATTCTGCAATAGTGCGGCTATCAAACAAACCAAGCTCAGAGTCACGGATAGAAGCAGAAAGTTCGTCAATAGCCAAAGGTTTTGTGGCTGTCGTAGTACGCCAACCCAACTGTTCAGTCGCCTCAGGGCGACGTTGCTGTAATCTGCGAGTGCGGTAAATATTTTTGTAACCATATCGTTGTAAAGCTTTCAGAGTAGTTAGACCGTGGTTGTTATTTTCTACACCCACAAGAGCGCCGTTATACCACCAGCCTATTTCGGCAAGTAGATCACCAAAAAGGTCAGGTTCAATATGGCCATGCCAGTGTCCTACAACTTCTAACGATCTAGCCTCAATAATATGTGCGGTAGAATAGTCGCCGTGAACAAGACCTTCGGCAACGTCAGCACCGACAACATACACACCTTCAGGTTTGGGGTATTCCCAAATAGCGAACTCTCCTTCAGGAACTATTCTGAAGTCACAGTTCTTTTTAGAAATAGTATGCAAATATCCGCGGGCAGGTTCAATAGTTTCTAATGAATCCAGTAAATCAATATCAAAGACAGGGTTACCTGACTTAATGAACGCTTCTTCGGGTGTGCGAGGGTATTCCTGGTGCAATTGCCAACCAGGCATAGTTCTACATTTAGATTCATACCATTCTTCGTCACGGTCGCCAGCAGACCAAGGCCAAAAGATGCCTTTGAAAAGGTTTGCTCCCGTCTGTGAGCCAGTCCAAAGATGATGAAAGAAGTTACCTGACCCGTTAGCCGTACTCAAACAAATAACACGACCACCAACGTCAGCAATCGGCTCAATAGAAGCCCACGCTTCTTCCGAGTTAGGTAAGAACGCCATCTCGTCAACAATAACAAGATACACAGATTCACCACGAGCAGGATCATTACCCGATGGTAATGATTCAATCGCAGACTCATTAGAAAAAGTCATCTTTAACTGGTTATCAGATGTGATCTGAGGACCACGTTCTTTCATCCACTGAGGGACAAACTTAAAGCCATACTTAGACTTCTGTAGCAACTTGGCGGCTTCTCGTTCAGTACGAGACAACATGACCACAAAACGGTCCTGCCAAAAGAATGTCAACCAAAACGCGTAAGCAGCACCAAGAGTAGAAAACCCGATCTGACGTGCTTTTAAAACCACACTGTAACGGTTAGACAACCATGCTCGGATAGTTTCAATCTGGGCTTCACGCATTTCAAAAGGGATACGTCCTCGCTCAGGATGTTTGATATACCAATAGTTGGTACAGAAGTGCTCAAATGCGTCCACGAGGTCGTCAATACTGGCGTCCTGAGGTCCTTTACATTTACGCCACTCACGTTCGTTGAGTAGTTCATTCAGATCCATTGTTCCTCATCTTAAGAGGCTCATCATCCAATTCGCCACAGGCGGGACATTGCCACTTACAAGCCAGTGGTGGATACTCTTCACCACAAACAAGACATTCAACGTATTCGGTCATACCACACGAAGTTTGCGAGATTCTTTTTCCTGCGTAGCAACAGCAGCAATTAGATCTTCAAGTTCCTTGTCTGACAACTGACCGATATTTGTCTCAGATTTAACGGTAAGGGTTGGGGGAGCCATTCTGTTTGTAGCCTGCAAGTACAACTGGGCAGCCTTGATGTCGCCGCCCAATGCCTTTTCATACAGAGTGTCCAGCAGACGCTGAGAACGCTCAGGAGAACCCTGTACATCATCAACCTTGGACTGCCATTCTTTACGGAAAACGTCTTTCTTTTCCCAACGGCGAAGAGTAGTAATATTGACGCCAATAGATTGAGCGTACTTTTCTTTGGACGCAGGTGTCCTTTCAGAAGGTGGTGTACACAACCAACTGATATACGCTTCTTGGCGCGAATCCAAAACATTTTCTTCAAGTCCCATCAAAATACAGGCAACTTCGTTACCTGTTTAGGGATGTAACGGGTAACGCTTAGGTTAGGGGCCATCAAGTAATCCGTACCTACCGCAGGGGCGGGACGGATCTAGTGACCTAGAAACAAGTTGCGACGACAGGAGCTGATATGCCTAAGGTGGGAAACAAGACTTTTCCTTATACAGCGAAGGGTAAGGCTGCCGCTAAGAAGGCGGCCGCTAAGTCGGGGATGAAGGTGTCGGCTGGTAAAGCCGCACCCAAAAAGCGTTCTCAGACTCGTGTTAACAACATGGATTACTGAGTCATGGCATCCAGTAAAGATCCTCGTCTAGCACGAGCAGGAGTAGCAGGTTACAATAAACCAAAGCGTACTCCTGACCATCCTAAGAAGTCCCATATTGTCGTGGCTAAATCAGGGTCACAAGTTAAGACTATCCGCTTTGGTGAACAAGGTGCATCGACAGCAGGGAAACCTAAAGCAGGTGAATCTGACCGCATGAGCAAGAAACGTGCCTCCTTTAAGGCACGTCATGCTTCTAACATTGCTAGAGGACCAATGTCCGCGGCATATTGGGCTGACAAAGTAAAATGGTAAAAAAGAAAACCCCTAAAATACCACCCTTAGTAGAAATCTTTTGGGAAGATCACTACAGCATGGGAGACGATTGGCACGAACCAGGAGCCAAACACGAACCATGCGTACTATCAGCAGTAGGCTACCTTGTCGCTGAAGATGCCCAGTACTATTGGGTCACTTGTACGTACGAATTAGCTACAGGAAACTATAGTGCAGGGACAGCAGTTCTCAAGAACTGCGTCACCTACTTTAATGAGCATACTCCAGCCCGTAAAATACATTAAAACATATTCTTACCTGCGACGACAGAGTTAAAAGGCAACACAACTGGGCCTTTGTGACCATCGTCACCCTAACATATACAACTATCACGATTCGGCTACACCCCGAGAGACTCCTTTATATTGTAACTAGCGCGCCCCCCCATGCCCCCCCTTGACACGACAAAAACGCCCATATGCGCAAACAAGCCCGATGAGCCGTTCTGCGCCATATTTCCCGTCTCCACAATAGATAGGAACAGGGCGTTCCTGCCAACAGCAATCCTAGTTCTAGCGTGAGTTGTTGGTATCTAACCCATCAAATCAAATGTGACTTAATTAAGTCACTTAACCAAAGGAGAATACATTGCCCATTCAGGAACACGGCGTACCCGCCGAAAGCAACATCAACTTCAAGCCATTGACAACGGCTTTAGAAAAAATTGGCAAGCAGAACATTGCTCTAGTCATTGACCTTTACCTCGTTTGGAAAAAGGAGAACAATCGGTTGGGCAAATTGAAAGTGACGAAGTACGGCAAGGTTGGTTACACCATCGGCAAGTTCATCGGTGAGTGGGTTGAGTCCATGCCTGACCTTGACATTCAGAAAAGTGCTAAGTCGTTAAAGAATCAGGTTGAGGCGATGAACCGTGTCACGGTTGTTTACAAGCCGAACTCAATCTTGAACTTTGCAATGCTTGCTCGTTACGACGCAGAGTTGGCCGCTAAGAAAAACAAGGGCAAGCCTGTTGCTAAGCCAACGCCGAGCGTTCGCTTGACTCGTGATGAAAAGGAGAAGGCCGCTAGCGTTTTGCGCAAGGCTGGTTTCTCTGATAACAAGGTTGCTAGCCTGCTCGCCTTTGGTGCGCTTGGTAATAAGTGACTTAATTAAGTCAGAATTGTTGAAACGCCGTGAGGCGTATAGCAGAGTTCGCCTACTGCTACTGATGATACAGGCGCAACCGAAAGGAAATCAT